CTGCGCCGTCTACAATAACAACGTTTGCTTCGTCGAACCCTGATCTATAAAATGAACAAGCTGCATGACTTCTATGATGCTGGTCCCAATATTCAACAACTTGTGGATGATCTCTGCCTTGGGCAGGATCGATCAATTTTAATTTTCTTGCTAACGAAGTATACGGATCTTCAGCAGTATAATCAGTAAGATTTTCATCTGCATGTGTATGTGAAATAACTAGATAATCAATTTTATCTGTATATTCTAAAATTTTAATAATACTAGCAAACGGAGTACCATCATATTTTTGTCGTGTTAATCTCTCTTCTTCAATCGAAAATACAATTTCTCCATCTTTAAGAAGACATACTCCTGCATTATGCCCTCTAGCAATTCCTGCAATATAACCTGTTTTATGTTTCATATAATCCTCTTTATTACAAAGCAACTTTTGATTCAAGTTGCTTAGTTACTGGCATAGATTTAACTGTAGAAGTACCTAATTTATTTTTAATAGTAGACACAATGTTATTAATAGTCTTGTCGTCTAATTTCATTAAGTATTCATTATTTTTTTCAATTCTAATATCATATGTCATTCTTATAGGTGAATACATTTTTCTTCCCTTGCCGTTATCTATAATATTCATTATAGGACTATTTGGGTATGACGTATTCTCAGGGAATGTACTACCGATAACTACTGTACTAGGTTTTTCTACAGCATGTGCAAGATGCTGACCTACACTGTCGCAACCCAAAAAGTAATCAGATGCATTAATAATTGCAGCCCATTGTAGCAAATTTATTTGCTCAGGAACAATAATACCAACTGGACTTTGCAGTGGTAGTTTAATATCTCCCATCATAATTACAGCATATTGTTTGTTTAATTCTTCAATTATTTTTAAAATATCTTCAACTTCAAACGATCTTCCGCTTTCGTCAATAATATAATTTCCTTCAACTTTTGCTGCCGAGCCAAATGGTTGGAACACTACTATTTTATCTTTTTTAGTATGCTTCTTTGCTTCACTAACAAGATTTTGTGCTGCTAAGTTATCTGCCTTACTAATAAAAATATTAAATTCTTTAGTAGCAGGAATTTCTTCTGGAGGTAAATCATAATTAATTAACATATCAAATGCTTGTGCAAGATTACATCTTTGATTAAAATATGCATTTAGCCGATATGGCTCTGGAGAAATAACTTCTCGATCTTTTAATTTTTCAAAAAGATTTGGATGATCTGCAGGATATACATTATGCATAATTGTTTTATTTAATAAGCATAATTCTACCCATCCTTCAACAATAATTACTGCCGTTGGATCAACATTTTTTATGTAATGTTCTAAGGCCGGGATTGCGCACAATACTCTTCCTGCGCCTCCGTTAATAAAGAATGCTTTTTTCATTAATACTGTATCCTCTTATGTTAAGTTTACAATATTTATTATGGCGCTCTATTACTGTATTCGGTACTGGCTTACAGGTCAGAAAAAAAGGCCTGTTGCCAGACCTTTTTAAGTTGTTACCTACATGCTGATGGTAGTTGATCTAACGCTGCTTGATCAGCAGCAGTTCTTTCTTCAACTCTAATAACCTTTACTTCCGGGTTTTCGAATTCTATATCAACTGTTTGATCAGGGCTTAGTGGAAATCTAATTAAGTGATTAGGTACATCGGCCCACCTGTCAGGTAAATCTCTTAGTTTTTGTCTATACGTTACCCAGGCTGCTTTTACACTTTCTGGCATGTCTTCAGCAATTCTTCCGTCGCTTTCAGATAACATACTATTTCTAACGTCTCTAATAAACTCGTCGCTTCTGTCTCTAGTATATTCTAAGAATTTAAGTGGTGCTTTATAATCTTCAACTATTGCAGTTTCATCAAATACCATTATAACATCTGTAGGATCTGCAACAACAACATTAGGATCGTCTTCTGGACCTACTATAACTTCATACATCTTTGGTTCCCAATGAGAATGTAGAATCATAATTTTTATGTAGTCTTCATCTGTTTCAGGAATGAATTCAACTCTTTCAAGATTAACTGCAAGTGCTTCAATTGGAGGCTCGTCATCTTCTGGAGCCCAAGTTTCTACAATTCTACCGTCATCTTTTTCAAGATAAAGAATAAGTTTTTCCGGCCCTATGTATTCTTGCGTACTTGTTTTTCCTAGATCTCTACTAGTTGAATACATTAAGTCTGGTATTGGATATGTTAAAATTTTTGACATCTATGCTCTCCTTAACTGTAAGTTACTTTAACTAATCCGCCGGCACCCCAACTACCCCAACATGCACTCGATGATCCGATGCCGTGGCCTGGGCCGCCGCCTCCTGGGAATACTGAGTGTGCTGAACAGCAAGCTAAGTTACCTGTACACCAGTGTTTACCACTAACACCGCCACTAGTTGCAAATGGGCCTGTTGGTGATCCTGCAACACTGAATGTATCAGCACAACAGTTATATTGTCTGTTCATTGAACCAGATGTTCCTCTAAATTCAATGTCACCGCCAAATGTAGCTGAGTTACAATAACAGTTCATCCAACCTGCGTTATAATGTCCTTTGTCACACTGTGTGTTACCAATAAAACAGTTATAGCAGTTACTATTTACGTCATATGGAGTTGAACCGCCCATACCGCCTTGAGCACAGAAGTTAGATAACCCTGAACCCTGAACAAAGGACTTACAGCCATGTCTACAATTTACACCACAACGGCAGCAGCAGCTACAACTTGATGTTCCAGCTGCACAGATTCTGTACGAACAGCCTGCAACAAAGTTGCCTGCTGACTTTCTTAATACTTTAGATGTATAGTTGCCGCCTGCGCCGCCTACACCAAAGTCATAGTCACCACCAGATGCGCCACCTGGGCCGCCGCCTGACAGTAGCTCAAATTTGATAGAAGTAGTTCCTGTTGGAACTGTCCAAAGACAGCATCTACCTCCATTAGTTACGTTCCAATGGTTACCATTGTACACGTAAAATTCGTTATATTGAATTAAAGTTTCCTGTGTTGTGTTATCAGGAAATTTAACACCAACGTTATTAATCTCGGTTGCCATTTTTTATAATCTCCCTTCCTTTAAATCTTTTACTTGTTTTGATAGATCTTTAATTGCTTCTACAAGTAAAGGAATCATTCTATCGTATTGGATAGTCATATAATTTTCTCCTGATATGCTTTCGCCGTTGTCGCCAGTATCAAACGGTGCTGGTACAATCACTTCTGGTAGCACTTTTTGTACTTCTTGTGCTAGTAAGCCTGTTTGCATTGAATAGTCATTGTAACCAAATTCTTCCGCTTTAGCATTTTGAGTATAAAGTACACCATTCAACGACTCTAATTTATCTAATGCGTTTTCTATGTTCCCTTTAACGTCTTTTAATCTTGCATCTGAGTAGTAAGCAATAACTTGTTGAGTTGCTCTTAACTGTCCGGTTATGTCTGTACCACCGCTAAATGTAGATAGTTTAGTTGCACCGTTGTGAGTTAAAGTGGCAGCGCCGTTAAAGTCATAGTACATGCCCCATTCATTATTTGTATCATCATATAATCCCATGCGGTTTGAATTATCATGCATAAACACAGCACGACCACCAATGCTATAACCTTCCCAGCCGTTGTGTGCGCCGTTATCAATTTGAATTGATCCGTAGTCGCCGCTTACTGGTTGGAAATAACCGTTACCAGTGTCACCTAAACGTACACCAGTACCGTCAACAGTTACTTCGCGGCTTCCGCCTACGTAAATGCTAATAGTATCGCCTTCAAAATCAAGATACGTATTAGTGTCACCTGTGTGTCTAATGTAACGTGCAACATCTAAGTTACCACTAACATCGAGACTAGTAAATTGACCTGTGCTTCGTGTAGTTGCACCAATTGACATATTGTTAATTGAGCCACCGCCTGCTGGTGCTAGTGTAACTGTACCTGAACCACTTGGACTAATTGTTACGTTAGCTCCTGGGCTTAGTGTAACTGTTGAGTTAGCATCTAGTGTTGTAAACTGACCTGTACTACGTGAAACATTACCAATTGCACCTTGGAAACCGCCTCCTGAATAAACTCTCTTGTTAATGCCTACGCCGCCGTCAATTTGTACTGCGCCTGTATCTACACTACTTGCTTCTGTAGTTGCTGTAAAGGTTGCAGTTGAGTTAGCTGCTAGAGTTGTAAATGCACCTGCTGCTCTAGTACTAGTACCAATTGCAGTATTTTGAATACTGCCTCCATGGATTGTTCCGCTTACACCTAAACCTCCTGTTACAACAAGTGTACCAGTTGTAGTGTTAGTTGATGCAGTGTTAGCTGTAAATGTAGTAGCACCGTTTGCAGTTAATGAAGTAAATGCACCTGAAGAACGAGTATTTGCACCAACTGTTCCTGTAAAGTCTGCTGCATTTATGCGACCGCTCACACCTAAGCCGCCTGTTACAATAACACTACCAGAAGTTGTACTAGTTGATGCTGCACCTGCTGTAAAATTAGCAGTAGCAGTACCAGTTAAACCTGTAACTCTAGCCGTTGCTGGAGTTGTTGCACCAATTGCAACATTATTTAAACTGCCAAGTGTATCTGAACTAATAGTTAATACGCCGCCAGCACCGATAACTGTATTTCCTTCAGGGTCAATTGTTACTGCTGATGATGTTCCTACTGGACTTAGGTTAACTGTTTGATTGTTTGCTGTAAAATCAATGTTACCTGGAAAACTAGTTGACTTACC